CCCCAATCAGTGCCAAACAATGTCGATGCGTTCTGGTTTGTCGCGTTGCCAGTAAAGGTAAACCGAAAGCCTCTAGCTTGTGACCGAAAGTTGGTGAAATTGATGGTGCCGGATGCAGGCACACTTGCCGACAGATTTGTGGCTGTGTTGTTTGCGGCGAGTGATCTGACGTAACCTGACGCCGCGCCGCGATAAAAGTCTGAAAAGCTGACCGCGCCCGATGCGCCGTATTCGGTGCGCAAATCAGAAAAACTGACTGCGCCGGATGCCGCTATCGCCATGAGAACCTCTTATATTGTGCCGAATGCTGTGACGTCGTTGATGGATGTGATCGCGCCATTCGACGCAACCTTTACGACATTTGTGCCGCTGTAGCTGACGACCAGATTGTTTGAACCGTCCTCAGTGATTTTCCAGTTGCCTATTTTCAAAGTTGTGAACCCATCTGTGCCTTGCTCCGCTGCCTTGAGGATGGTCATCAAGCCACGAATGGCATTGTTGACGTCACTTGGGTTCATCAAATTTTCTCTTAATTCCACGCCTGTCACATCAACATTTGATGATGCTGTTGTTGACATTGCATTGAGGGTGTTTATTGGCATTTTTTATGCTCCTGATTAGTCTGTTAAAAGTCCAGAAATGGGGTTCGCCAGACCGCCAGCCGCTGGCAGAAACATATTGTTTCGCCGCTGGTTTCTGCTCACTTGTTTTGCTCGTTGTGTCAAATCTCTCAAAAACTGATCAGTCTGACTTGGGCTGAACATCGGCTCCGCTAATTCGTCAGCCACTCTCTCAGCGGCTCTGCGTTGTTTACGCTTCATCAACCCTCTAGCACCCTCAACAGCAGCACCACGCAAACCGCCTAGAGCAAAGACGTCAATCGGGTCGCGTGTTAAATCTTCGAGGCTTGCGCCAATTCTTGCTGTCGCTGAGTTGCCTGTGACAAAATCGCTGGTGTTGCGCATATTAGCCTCTCGCAACATCAAAGCCTCGAAGTTCTTGTATCCCTCTGGGGTGTCGAACAACGCTTTCAGCTTTTCCTGACGCCCATCAAAAACCTTTTTGACAGCATCCCGCCGACTGCCAGTTTTGGCAGTATTTTCGAGAGTGCGGGTGATCTCATCAATCACGCCGACCCGATAGGCCTGCTTTGCTGGCTCAGAAAGCTGGCTAAACTCATTGCGCACAGCGTCAGCACTCTTGTTGACTCTTAATAGGCCTTTGCCTGCTTCATATGATTCCTCAACATCGAGGTCATCACCAAATTTTTTTCTGGCAGCACCGTATTGAGGGACGCTTTCATCAACAGTGTCCCGAAACATTTTGAGGATTTGTGTTGATGACGCTCTCTCATTATTACCGAGGCCACCGACTCTGACTTTTTCTTTGATATTGTCGTCTAGGCCTCTTTTTATATAGTCAAGCTGACGAACAGTGGGCTGGGCTTTTGTGCGCACCAACTTGCCCTCAATCTCCTCAAACAGCTTTGGGAACGGTACACCTTCAAGATCGTCCGGCCTCGCAAACTGCTCATCATTAAAAATGCGCTGCGCTTTTGAATAAGCCTCTTTGAAATCATCACGCCCCAAAAAACGCTCAATCTGCGGGTCATCAACAAAACGCTCAACGCCTGCCTCTGTGCGATATGCGGCATTATATGCTGGCTTCGAGGATCTGCGCCTTGCGGTCTGCAAATCTTCAAGATATTTGATGCCGCCCTGCTGACTGCCAAGAGCGTTTGTCAAACCACTCAGAACCCGCTCATCTTGGTTTGCGTTTCTTTCTGCGAATGTTTTGACTGCCTCGCTTCTTGCGGCTGATGGAGTGGCTTGGATATCTCTTGCCAAGTTGCGAACATTCTCGCCGCCGACATCTGCGATGGTTTCTGGCAGATCACCTGACTTGCGGTTCTCTGCTAATCTTGCAAGCAAGGCCTCTGGCGTGTCATCGTCCCTTGCCATGGCTTCAATCAGCTTGTCACGCCCCAAATCTTTGCGGCCTTTATATTTTGAGATGCCTTTGCTGATAGCATTGCCAGCCATGCCAGCAACCTTTGTACCCCCGACCCCAAGTGCCGCGCCGCCTATAAAGTCAGACGCTGACTTGTCATCCGATGCGCCGACACCATAAACGCCGCCCTCAAGCCCCGCCAATCCATAACGACCGACAGGCGATGAAAGCAAAGTCTTTCCAACTTGCCCCAAGCGAGCAATCCCAGCCGCAGGCAAAAGAGCTGTCGGGATTGCGCCAGCGATCTCCAAACCAGTTGATAGGATCGGGCTTTCTTCTCTGACAGCCGCAAGCCTTGCTCTCTCATCAGCCAATGCCTGATCATAATCCTGACCAGCCAAATATTTCAGGCTAGCAATAGCCTCATCGCCAAACCCGAATGACAAACCTTGCAAGGCTGCTCTGCCATAATCCAAAACACCGACATCAGACACAGGCTTTGCTTTAGGCTTTGTCTGTTGAGGATTATTATTTGCGGTGATCTCTGTGATTAAATTCATCACCTCATCAGACGATAGGTTGTCATCAAAGGTGTATGTCTTGCCGCCGATATCATATTTTGCCATCAGTCTTTTTTCTTTCTGACCACAATGCCATTGACGATTGTTGGGGCTTCATAGCCCTTAAATGTCCCCTCTGACTCCAAATGTTCTCGCTCACCTTTAGCCTGCGCTTCTGCCAGCTCAAACTCAAGAATCAGGCGATCAATCGTGTCATCGAAAATTTCTTTTTCGAGATACAGTGATGGGATCGACCGTTTTGCATTTCTTACATCAGCGTCTGTAACTCTTGCGCCGTTTCTAGCTTTTGCGAGTTTTTGTGCTAAACCTTCCAAGAAATTTCGGGCTTTTTCTTCATCCTCACTCAACATGGTTGATGTGAAATCTGTCTCGCCCAACAAGCCAGTCAAACCACCGCCATCAATTTTGCCTTTGAGAGCGATCAATTCTTGTTTCGTCGCAGGCCAGTCAGACAACGCCGCCTCTTTTTCTGGCAAGTCTTTCGCCATGGCTTTGTCTAGTTCTTTGTCGGCGTCACTTAATCCAAGAGGGTTTGCCGCTTTTTTCTTTGCAGCCGCCGTTTCTATATCAAGAGCGGCCTCTGCACGTTTTTGATCCAAGATAGCCTCTTGAATGCCCTCGTTTTTGACGATCTCAGTTGTGCCATCAGGGTTTTCGACCAAAGAATACGCTCCCCCAGCAAGAGCTGTGCGCTTTGGTCTGTTTAGATCAGCAATCATTTTGTCAGTCATTGCTTTTTTATATTGCTGGTTTATCTCGTTATCTTTGACGCCTTGGTAAGTCCCCATCCCAGCATTGATAGCCCCACCGATAGCAGACCCAAGAGATGGGGCTGGTTGACCTTTAACTGGTGCGCCAGCCTGCATCAATGACGCCGCTGCTGACAGAATGCCCTGCCCCTTTGCGCTGGTGATATCACTGGCAAGCAGATTTCCAAGCAGACCGCCCTGTGGGGCTGATGGGGTCTGTGTTGATGATGTCTGTGTTGGTTGAACCAACTTTGCCTTTGGCATAGCAGTCACAAAGTCAGGCGCACCCATTTGCGAATATGGTGTAAATGTGGGCTGGGCTGGCTTTGGCTTCGGCAACATTGATGGCATAGCCATTGATGCTGGGGATGCGGCTGGATTTGCGTAGACAGGAATTGACCTGCCTTGCGGCGATGATGATGCTCCGGCTGGCATGGTGAGTGGCGTGAAGCCAGAGAGAGCCGCCATAGATGGTTTGCGTCGCGGCAGAACAGTAGGCATCGGGACACCAAAATTAGAGCCAGCCGACGCCATTGGCACAAATGGCGTCTGAAATGGGTTCACGCCAGTCGGGGCTGGGATAAAGGTGTCGTCAAATGAAAAATTGAATAAATCCATATCAAACCCCTTTTACATCAGACCCAAAAGACCGCCGCCAATCGCGCCATACATCGGGTTAAACCCTGCGCCAGAGGCAAGCTGTGCGCCACCCAACGCACCGCCCAGAGCTGAAGCCGCTGAGTTCTTATAGACAGGCTCAATGGTGTTGCTCCCAACAGTCCCGCCACCGACCAGAGCCATATAATCCTTGAGGTTCTGCATCGGCTGGTTCTGCTCAAAATTGAAACGATTGATATTGTCTTGCAGATGGGCTTGCGCTAAATCCTCTTTGGCCTGACCGACACCTGTAAGCAGTTTTTCATCCATCAAAGCCGCTTGAGGTGCTTGAGCCAGTGCGTCTTGCTGTGCTTGATATGCGATTGGTGCAAGGGCTGACGCGAGAGCCTGTTGGTTCGCACCAGAGCCATATCTGCCTGACTTTGCAAACTGGCTTTGAACCTGATTAATCGCAGGCTGGAACGCCGCCGACAAAAGTGGATTTGTCCCCATGAGATTTTGCTGCACGATGCCCTGTGCTTGCGACGTCATGCTGTTAGGGTCGAGTGCTTCATCCCGCAACCCTTGCAGAGCCATCTCAGTCTCAGGTGAAAAATCGACGACTGTGCTATCTGGGTAATAATTTGGGTTTCCGCTGTTATAGAGGTTTTTTGCCTCGCTCAAGCCAAACTCCAAGAATGGCTTTGCATATGCTGGTGGCTCGACCTGTGTATTCACAGATTGAGAACCGCCGCCCCCACCGCCTTTGCTCATATCAAATGTCCTTTATCATGATGGTTGATGTTGGCTTATAGCCGTTGAGAGCGCGAACCCATCCCCTGCGCCCAAAAATTTCGACCCCCTGACAGCCCCACCGCCTCGACCATCTAATGATCTCAGGCTCTGCTTTCGTCAGGGTTTCGAGGTTCCCGCCAGCGAGCCAGAACCGCAAAACAGTTTTCTGTGGATATCGGATAATCTCAGTCACAATCGCTGCATCAGCAAAAGGCCAAAACTGAGCATCCCCGCTCACAATTATTTTCAGAACATCATCGGCTGTGTGTGTGCCATGAGCATGATCCAGAGCCGCCTCGATGTAAGGCTTGCACCTGTGCCAGTCATCCGATGACAATGTAGTCAAATGTCCGATCCGATTGCGTGTTATTAGCATGAGTGATCGTGAAAGTTTGCTTGCCACGACTGGAAACATACATTCCCCCAGCCGCCTGCTCAGCGGCAGCATTTGCTGTTGTGGGCATAAACAAGATCACACTGTCAGAGCCTGCTCGATTTTCAGTGACCGCTGTTGATGCGGTGCTGGCTGTTAGCGTGACTGTGCCTGTTGCATTGATCTTGCCATCGAGGATGTTGTTGACGATGAGAGCAATCTCGCGCCCATCCTCTGCAACCGCTGGCAATCTTCTATAATTAGCGTCTGCCAAGTGGACGACCCTCCACATCAACAGCAAAAGCCTTTTGCCAGTTGTCTGTCAGTTGCATCTTGAAGCGATGAAATCGAGCCTGAACCCGATGCTGACAAAACCCCTCATCGGTCAAAGCTGACGCTGTGCTATAGACAACAGGATCATCTTGCCTGTCGCGTGAACCGATCGACATGGTCACAGAGCCTGTGCCGCTGATTTCAAAGGCGGGGACAGTTCTTGTGACAACCGTGTGCCGATCCTTTGCGAGAGAAAACTCAGCGGTCTCGATAGTGGCGTCCATGGCGTCGCCATTAAAAGCATATATTTTGGAATTATACGCACCGCCGAAAAGAAAACTGCCGCCGCGATAGATTGAATCGAGCGCACCTGTAATGCTATCCATGTCAGAATTGATGTTGTCGAGACCTTCCATAGTCACGCCAGACGTGAAAAATGGCGCGATCAACTCTGCTTGAACAAGGGCAATCGACCATTTCCCAAGAACATAATGATAAATGATCATCTTGTCTGGCTCGCCGTCAGTCGAGTCATTTGACACATAAGACCAGCAAACAATCTGATTGATCGGGTCAACAGCGGCTGACATTTTATCGGTCTTGGATGTGTCAACGTCATTCATCCACCAACGATTAACTTTTTCCGCGCCGATCGGATTTGCGCCTCTCCCATCGAATGAGAAAAACCCATCGTCAGATATAAAGAACGTCGTTTTGCCAATATTCGCGACAGAGTTCTTGTATTTACATCCGCGAGATGTTTCGACCATGTCGATCTGATAGATCAGCGGAGAGCCAACATATTGAGCAACAGCAATCCCGCGCTCCATCAATATTGTCGCAAATTCACCGCCCACAAGACCTGTGATAGCCCCAGCATCGCCGCCGAAAATATCCTGAAAGTCAGATTGATCTGTGCCAACTGTCCAGCCAGTTTCATCGTTTATCGCAGACCATCTGGTGCGAAATGGGATTTTGCCGCTGCCCTCATCAATCGAGGCCACCCAAACCTGATCCCTTACAACTGCAATGAAATCAGCTTTCGGGGCTGACACGCTGAGATCACTAAATGCTGTGTCAACGCCAAGCTGATATTTTTGCAATTCTTCGCCGCTGCCGCCAGCGACCAGAACTTTGTCGCCAAACTGAACAAAACGCCAACGATCAGCACCGCCCAAAGCATACCCGCCAGATTTCGAGCTATCGACCAGATTGTTGTTCGCTGAGTTGTATTTATAGAGTTTTGTGTCATCACCAGCGAAAAGCGTCACGATGCCTGTGTTGTCTTTGCCAGCAAATATGCCTCTAATTGCACCAGTTGCAGCATTGCTAACAGGCTCAAAGCCATGCAAAGAGCGATATCCGCGAGCCATCGGGATCACGTTTTCGGCTATTGTGACGCCCTTATTGTTTAGCTGTGGCTGGTCTGGTAGCCAATCCATAAACTCGATCATTGTATGAACCACACTCCAGAGGTGTCCGGCACCACTGTCCAATCTTCACCTAAAATCGCACCTGAAGCAGTCGCAGTCGCCGCTGTGTCTATCCCAGCCGACCCCTCAAAATTAAAGGTTGCATTTGGCCTGTCTGCGGTCGCTGTGGCAGTTGTAGTGACAGTTGAGTGAACATTGACCACATAGTTGAAATCTGGATATGGCAGAGTGATAATCGCAGAGGTTGCGGCTGAACCAGTGAACGCCTGAATGTGCGTGATGGTTGCCGTTGCGCTTGTGTTCACAGCCGCCGCATCACTCAAAAGCCTTAAAGCAATGGCAGAGGCAGAGACAGCCCCAGCCGTTGTCGCAGACGCTGTGACGCCTTTCATATGGATCGCGCCAGCAGAGACTGTCACCGCTGTTGCCGCAGAGCCTGAAAAGGCTTTTGCCTTTGTTGGCTCATCAGCTTG